AGACAATTCAATCAGCTGCCCTGCTCAAAGGGCGGCTTGTTTGCCCACTCCTCAGTAGCTCAATGGCAGAGCATCCGGCTGTTAACCGGAGGGTTGTAGGTTCGAGTCCTACCTGAGGAGCCAGTCTCCCAGCCGCATGGGCCTTGGCCGATCCCTAATACCCGTCCATACTTGTCCTATCTTTTGTACTTGCCTGTGACCGATCAACTGTCCCAAGCGTCAAAAGAAGCGAGGCTGAATGGACATCACAATTTACCGCCGACATGCCAAGGAATGCACGCAGAGCCAGGACAGGTACGCGCCGCGCTGCGGCTGCCCGCTCTGGGCGCAATATCAGTTCCGTGGCAGCCAAGGGAAGAGGTCCTTGAAGACCCGCGTCTGGGCCGAGGCGCAGCAGAACGCCAGGAAGCTCGAACAGGATTTGGAGAACCTGCGGCAAGGCAAGACAGCCAGCAATGATGTCACTGTAGAGCAGTCTGCAAACGAGTGGCTGGAGTTCCGGGCAAAGAACGCCTTGACCAACACCAAGCCAAAGTTGATGTGCGGCAAGCTCGTGGCATGGTGCGCGGCGAATAATATTTTGATGCTGCACGCATTCACCACGCAGGCTGCAATCAAATTTAGGATGTCGCTCCCTTTCCGCACCGGGGACTCCAGCAGCCTTGCAGTGCACTGGTCGATCATCGGCGGGTTTTTCAACTGGGCGGCCGGCATGGGATACATCGAGAAGAACCCAATCCCCAGCGGGCGGCAGAACCCGCAGTTCGCAATTCGTTTTGATAAAAAGGAAGTCGTGCCGCCGACGCGAAAGCAGATTGACCAAATCCTTATGATGGCTGACGGCACCGTGAAAGTCCTGGCGATGCTGATGCGCGAAACAGGGATGGCATTGGTCGATGCGCAGAAGTTCGACCCTGAGAACTTAGAAGACAGCACACTCATACGCAACAACCGGACAAAGACAAATGAGCGCTACCGTGTGCGCATCAGCCTTCCCTTGAAGCTCCAGCTCGAAGCGCTGGGCTCGCCCGCATTCCCTGGCACATACCCGAAGTGGCGCGAAGAGCTGTACAAGCTTTTCAGGAAAGCGGGCGTGAAAATGACGCCGCACGGGTTCCGCCACTTCCGCATCAGCGAGTGGCTGGCGCAGGGAATATCGGTTGCCGATGTCAGCAAGATGGTTGGGACCAGCGAGAAGGAAATCCGCAAGACCTACGAGCACTGGATCGCGGAAGCAGAAGAACGGCTGGATGAAGTGCAGCGCCAGTCGTGGGCCAAGATGGGGCTGGATGAGCAGGGGAATTCAAAGGAGGCTATTCAATGAGGCTTGTTTACATACTTATGTGGCTGCCCAAGCTGCTTTGGGAGCAAGTGGCTGTCCCGTTGTGGAAAGGGCCGCCGACACTAACCTATGAGCTGATGGAGCTGGTGGCGCGGGAAGAGCAAAGAAAGTCAAAGGAGAACGCGATGAAAAAGATAGTTGCAATGGTGATGTTCATGGTGCTGCTTGGCGGGGCTGCCTCGAAGGCGGAATCTCCTGCGGCCGCCGCCGCGCAGGTGTTCCACGTAACGTCAACCCACAAAGCTACGCCTAACGAGAAGTCCTACAAGACGGCGTTCAACGAGCTTTATATCGAAGGCACCATCGGCAACAAGAAATACACGCTGTCAATGTTAGATACTTGGGGTTCCTACCACTACGAAGTTGGACAGGATTATCAGGTCGTGCAGATCAAAAGCGGCAGCCCAGACACGATCAAGCTGATGATTCCCAACAAATACGACAAGAACGGCAAGAAACCGTTTAGGACGGATACTCTTACCGTACAGACGGTCGAGGAGAAACCTGCTCCGATAAATTAGGCTAAAAGAGGGAAAAAACAGAAAGCCTCGGCTCTATGGCCGGGGCTTCTTTTAGTGAGCACCGTGATGTTCGCAGGGAACCTTATGCCCGTTCAGCAGGAGCAGGACGATTGCAAACCCGTTGAGGGCGGGATCGACAAGCGGGCAGTTGGGGCAATTACTTGGGCTGGTCGGGCGCGGCTGCTGCTGGCTCTGGGGCGTCTGGGTACTTCTGGTAGGTTGCGGCGTGTCCGAGAAGGAAAGCATAGAAGGCATAGATAGTGTTCTGCACCCCGGCACCGATGTCGTGCCCGGTTTTGAAGTGGTAGAGGATGATCGCAGCTTGCGTGGCCGCCCCGAGAATTACATGGAATTTATTTACTATCGTGTCGAGAAGCTTCACTTGCCCCTCGGGTACATCGCGTCCAGCTTGTTTTCGATGCGCCCAACCGAAGCTTTAATGTCATCGACTTCGCGCCGGGTAGCAAGGTCATTGCGGATTTCGTCTTCCAACGCGGAGATGCGCTTGCCCTGGTCCGCCTGGATGTCCGCGAAATGCGTTTTTGCAGAAGTCGCATTGACGATTAGCGTTGATACGAAAAACGCAATGCTGAGCAGCAGGCTGGCGTGCTTCGGCAGCCGGTCTTTGATAACGTCGAGCATGGATTGAGCGTCTGGCATGGTTAGGTCCCGTGGACCTCGACAGCAAGATGGTCAGGCAGGACCAGGACGGACGCGCCTTCAACCTGGCTGGAAATTAGTTTGCGGATTTCCAACACGGCTTCGTCCGTGAGTTCTCCGGGATACTTGACGATGATTAGCTGGGCAGACATGGGAACCTCTAAATAACGGCTGAAAAGTTGGAAAACGCTACTCTGGGCGGGCCGTCACTCCCCCGCAGGCTCCAAAATAATCAGTTTTTTGGGCAAAAAAACCTGGTGGCCGATTGCCCCCCAGCCTCATCGGACAACTGGAGGAAACATGAAATTTGCTTTTACCTTGCTCGCAGCGCTTGCCCTGGCTGTTGGAATCTCAACTTCCGCACAGGCTCAGACTTCCAATATTCTGGTTATCTCCCAGGATGCCTCGACAAAAGTTGTCACAGTCATCAAGGCGGCTGATGACCCCACCATCACTGGGGCTTGGCTGTCCTTCTCCTCGCAGCTTTCGACCACTGGCACCGCGATTGAGAACAAGCTGTTCTCCGGCCTCGCCTATGGCAAAGTGATCGTTGTGCGAATCGACGCCAGCAAAACCATGACCGTCCTGCTTGCCGACGCCTCGGTCTTGCCAGCCGACTTGCATGGTTCGTTCGTTGCCGTTGACACCAACCTCCCGAATGTTGTGGGAGCAATCAAGAACAGCCTCTACCTCGGGCTGTAATCAGAAGGGGCCGGGCGGGAGCCCGGCCCACCTGTTTAGATTTCGATCAGCGTCACCCAAGCCAACTGACCAGCGGTGCTCGAATCCACGGTGATGTTGACGAAGTCCCCGTCATTAAGCGTGGTGGGGAACCCAACCAGGGCGGACACGCTGTTGTTGGCGTTTGAGGTTGCGGTTGAAATTTGGTTCGTTGAGCCAGGCGAGCCGCCGCTCGGCACGATGTGGAATGTGACGCTCACCGAGCCGCCGCTCTGGTTGCTATGCACCATCAAGTTGGTGGTGGCGGGGTTGGGCGTGAAGCTCCCCATGAGCATTGCCGTTTTCCCTGTCGCAACTGTATACAGGGTGTTCGTGGACGCGGCAAACGAAGTCAACTTTGACGACTTCATGCTTGACGTATTGTCGAACTCGACCACGCAAAAGTTCGCGTTTACGGGCTGTCCACTGGTGTTGATAGCGAAAGACTCTCCTGACTCAGCAACATATATTGCGGAAGGTGTCTTTATTCCGGCCGTGTTGATCGATATGCTCGAACCAGTGTTTAACCTGTAGTAGCTGCCGGATATTTTTACCATCGGCATGATGGTTGACCCGGCAGTCGTATAAATCCACAAGTTAAGCAGGATCGCCCGCTTGTTGGCCGGGACTGTGTACAGGTCAACGTTGCCGGTCGAAGTGATATGCGTGATCCCCGTCACGTATTTCATGCTGGGCAGGGCGGCCGTGAAAGGCAGGGCAGCCCCGGCGAGGTCGTTAAAGCTGCTTGCCCCGCCTCCAGACGGGCCTGTCGCCCCTGTTGCTCCGGTAGCCCCTGTAGCGCCGGTCGCCCCAGTTGGGCCAATGAGCGAAGTGCCCGACGGCCAACTTCCGATTGCCTTGGGGCCAAACAAAGTGTGGGACGTGGTGTTGATGTAGAAATTCCCATTCACCCCTGTTCCCCCGCTTGGGTCAGAGGTTCCATAGAGGACGGTATTTCCATCCGCCCCCGCAGCTCCCGTTGTTCCTGTCGATCCAGTAGCGCCGGTCGCCCCAGTTGGGCCTGTTGCGCCAGTTGCGCCTGTCGAGCCAGTGGGACCAACCAATGAGGTGCCAGAGGGCCACGATCCAGAAGCCTTCGGCCCAAAGAGCGTATGGCTTGCCGTATTGATGTAGAAGTTCCCGTCAATGCCTGTCCCGCTGCTCGGGTCGCCGCTGCCGTACAACACGGTGTTGCCGGCCGCGCCGGTCGCCCCGGTTGAACCTGTTGTTCCGGTTGGGCCTGTGGCTCCCGTTGAGCCAGTAGCGCCAGTCGGCCCCACTAATGGCGTGCCAGACGGCCACGTGCCCGAAGCCTTTGGGCCAAACAACGTGTGGCTTGCCGTATTGATGTAGAAGTTGCCATCGACGCCCGTTGCCCCGCCAGGATCGCCGCTGCCGAACAAAAGCGAGTTGCCTGTTGCGCCAGTTGCGCCTGTCGCACCCGTTGGTCCGGGCGAGTTAACCACAAACACCTGCCACGTAGCGCCGTCCACGGGGGTCACGTTGCTATTGGTAACCTTAGCGCCATAAAGGCCGTTGTTGTAGGTCACCACGTCATTAGGCACATAGACGGCGGCTGAATCCCAAGCCCCGCGCAGCCTTAACGGGCCGGGGGCGGGGGACGGAGGAGTGGTGCTTCCGGCTGTTCCGATACTCAGGATGTTGTCTGCCATCTATTTAAGGTCTGAAAAGTTGAAAACTTACTGCGCTTGTGACCGCGCCCGCAGATAGAAACGAGGCTCCAAATCCGCAAGCTTGTCCAGCACTTGTAGTTAAGTTGCCCTCAACAGGAACCGGCCCTCCTGCTCCGCGAGCCTGTCAAGCACTTGCCCGAGGTTCGCATACTGCCCGTCCGGTTCAAGCATTGGGGCATAGGCATCCAGCACCTGCTGCGGCACCTTGCTCCATTCGCTCCCGACCCAAACGAAATCCTCATCCTGCCGCATGAAAGCGACGTGTTCCGACGAGCAGCGGACATGAATGAGCATCCACTCCATGCCTGGGAGCGGGGGAATTGCCCCCCTCCAGGCTGCGGATATGGACCCAGCCAGGGAACGGGGACCGTCCGGCGTGTCGTCGCATTTTGTCAAAGCCCAGCCGATTATGTTCATGCTTGTCCTTTACGACCTTGGCAGGATGGGGTTGTGCATGAGCAGGGGTTCGTTCACGCCGTCGTCCAGCCAGTAGTTTCGTTCTTCCATTGCAAGCTCGGGGTCTAAAGTTAATTCTGCCCGGTTGCCGTAGAGGCCGCGGACCTTCTCAGCCCCAGCCGCCTTGTATGCGGGCACCCACTCGCCATTCTCGAATACCAAATCAAGCGCCGTGCAAAGGTAGCCCTTGACGCGGAACCACATGGTGCCGGGGTGGTGGCGGAAATGCTTTACTTCGCGGTAGATGTCCTGGCCCGTAGCAATATCTTGTCCCTTGATGAAATCGCCGTCCCGCACATCGCCGACGCGCATCCTTACGGGCTCTGCTTCCAGCGACCCGCTCTTGAGCCAGCACATGCAGTCTTCATGTGCGCATGAACCGGGGTCGATGGTCCCGCCGCCGCCCCCGCCGCTGGAGGTGGTTGTGTCGTGCAAGGTGCCTATAAAGCCCCGCCCGTCTATGGTGGCCGGCTGCGCCTGCGCGGCAGTCACGCTTCCCGTGAACGGGCCCAGGAAGTGCATCGTCGCTGTGCCGCCCGAAGCGGTGATGTATGCGACAAAGTAGTACGTGGTTGAAGATGACAGACTGGTGAACGACACCGAGCCGCTGGTAAGCGACAGGCTGCTGCCGTCAGGCAAGCCGAGGGACTGTGTCCCCCAGGAGAAACCGAGCGTGCTCGTGGTTTCCGCCGCGAGCGTGAAAGGCACAGACTGGCCCGGCAGGAGGCTGAGCTGCGGGTTCAGCATCGTGCTCGTTGGGACCTGCCCGGTGCCCACGTCCAGGTACTGCACGCGGGGATGGTAGTTCACCGAAATTGAGGCCGGCGCGTCAATGTTGACCAGGCTGATCCGCGCTACATACCAATTGAACGACGACGAGAAGGAGCCGTCTATGTAAAAGAACCCGGTGGTGCTGAAGGTGCCCGATGTTCCGATGACCTGCTTGCCGACATACTCAAACCACCCGCCCGTGCCTGCTTGCGCCGTGAGCCACGTGAATGTGCCCCCGGTGCCCGTTGCGTTGGACGCGAACTGGATGCTGTGCCCAACAGGGATATTGGCACGGATGCGCCACAGGTATGTGCTGCCCTTGTGGTATGTGTTAACGGCGAACGTCCCGCTGTCAGCCGGGATTCCAACCTCAATGCCGCCCAAGCCCGGCGATTCGCCGCCCGCCGAAACCGCGATCTGGAGCTTCCAGCCGGAAGTATTCCCGCAGGCCGCGTCAGACACAGCCGAAAACGTCACATGCCCCGTGGCGTTGTTGTCGTACACAAAGTATCCGCTCAGGCTTCCCGAAGCGAATTCCGGGTTTGTCAATACTTGAAACCCGTCAGTGTTGCCGCCAGCCGAACTGCCTGCAAACCTTCCGGTGCCTGGGGAGTCGTCAATCGCGTTCAGGTCCAGGGTCGAGAGCTGGAAGGATACGCGGTCGAATAGCATCGTGTTCGCTGTGCCTGTCCAGTTGTAAAGCGCAACACGTGCGAAGGCCGCAGTGGCCGGCGCGGTGACATTGCCCGAAAATTGTTCCCAGGTGTTTGTTGCCCCGACGTTACCGGCAGCGATGATGTCAGTGGAGGAAACGAGCGAACTGCCCGCTTGGCCCATGTCAGTGTCGTTGCTGTACCACTTGACACGCAAAAAGAGGCTGCCTGAGCTTGCTACAGTGCTCTGCACCCGTGCGCGAAGCGTGTAAGTAGCGTTGGGCTTGACGGTGACCGGCCGCGAGGCAATGCTCGTCCCGCCGCTCGCCCCGTTGTTGGTGATCGCCTGGGAATAGAGCCCGGAGAATGCCGTCCCGCTCCTGGCATATGTGTAGCCAGTGCCAGTGTGGTCGAAATCAATCGTCCAGCCTTCCGCCACTGTCTTGGTGGAGGAGAAAGTTTCAAAGTCGCCGTTGTACGGGGCGTCAGGGGTCAGCACCACGCCCGATGGCGTGCGCAGGAAATTGGTCCCGTCCGCCAGGATGTCTACTGGCTTGCCAGTAGTCACTTCGGCCCCGGCTTCAGCGGGCTTGAGGAACTGAACTGTTGTTCCCCCGGTGAACTGCACCAGGCTCGCGGGCTGCGGGACGTTCAATTGCGCGTTCGTGAACAGGCCGGGGTTTGCGCCAGACAGGCTCACAGTGAGCGAGGAAACATCGGTGATTTCTTGCAGCCGCCCACGGAGCTTGTTGTAGCTCAAGGCACGGAAGTACACGGTGTTCCCTACGAAAGTCGATGGGAACTGGAACTCAAGGAACTGCTCGCCCATCTCGATGACAGTTGAGCCTGCGGCATGGGATGCCCTCGTGGTGCCGTACTGCGCCCGATGGAAATGGTCCACATGGTACGTGCTGTCCCCAACCAGCGTGGCATTCAGATAAGCCATGATTTCCACGCTGCTGTCGATGACGGCAAGCAAAGAGATTTGATTGGCGAAGTCAAACGTGGTGCCGCTGAGCAGGGGCACATCGTTCGCATCCACTACGGTGATCGTCTGAGTGTCAGGGTCGCCAGTGCCGACAGTCATGCCGGAGCCGCCCAAAGTGCCGATTGTGACGCTGGAGGTCAAGTCGCCAAGCAAGTTCCACTTGGCGTTATCCCCGCTCCAGTAAATAAGCGACCCGCCCCAGTTGTCAGGCGTTACCGGGTCGGCGTAGAGCCGGATAGTGTTGCCCTGGTAGTTGTTCATCGCGTCAGGCAGTTCCAGCGCTACCAAGTCCGTGTCGCCTGGCGAGATGAGAGCAGGGTTGGTGTTCTGCGCAAGGGCCGTGAGCTTGGGATAAAGAGTTGCGTTCGCTACTCCGTAAGGGAACTCTTCCATAGTGAGGGCCAGGCCATCGTGCGACTCTTCAATCTTGAGAATGCGCAGTGGCTTCTGGTTCCAGCCCATGTGGCCCCACGTCACCGTGACCAGCTTCATTGGCTGGAGCAGGGGGCGGTAGCGGGTCGGAACTGTCCAGGTGAATGTGTCGCGGATGTTGGTGTAGCGCTTTAGGCGGAGGTTCGCCGCCCACTGCGCGATGTTAACGAAACGGATGAAACTGAAGTCCTGCTGCCCTTCCTCGAAAAGGCCGTTTTGGTTGATGGATGCCGTGTCCTCTTCAGTCACGACTTCGTCGCGGTAATCAACCAGCGCGTTTATCCAGCCAACCTTGACGCGGTTGAACACATTCTGCTGGGGCTGAGTCTCGACCTTGATCGGCTCCGCGCCGCCCTGCGCGACGAAGTCCGTAACATCGAACTCCACCACAGGCTGGGTGTCCGGCTCGTAGATCACACCGAAACCAGCTACGGCAGTGTCGCCATACACGGCAAGCTGAAGCAGCCCGCCAGACCAGAACATCGTGCCCTGGCCCGCGTCCAGAATCGTGTTGATGACATCCATTGCAGTGGACTGCGTGTCTTGCAGCAAGCTGATAAAAAACCCGTTTGCCTGCCAGAAATTCCTTGCGTTCGTCCAGCTCCCGATCAGGCTGGGGTCAAGCCCCACTCCCCACCGTGGGTCGGTGAGGATAGCGGTGATAACGTCAGCCGGGTTGGCCCCTGCAATGCCGCCGCCAGCCATGTACTCCGCGTGGATGGTCTCGACATTCATCTGGGGCATCGAGTTGCTTTGCCCCAGTTGCAGCGCCTCGAACTGCATTGTGGTCAAGCCGCTATATCCGAGTGCCTGGTCTGGGTGGATGCTGGAAAGATATGCCCAAGGGCTTTGCCCGATTCCCCCCTGGCTCAAGCTGTAGTTCAGCAGGGCCGTGCTCGTATCGACGTGCGGGTCTTTTTCTTGCCACTTGACGAGGAGGGTCTTGCCGGTGTCCCCCGCGTTGAAAGTGAAATGCCCGCTGTTGTCGCAGGAGTAGTGCGTAGAGACTGAGTGGTCTCCCGGCCCGAAGAAGGCATTGCCCGTCCCCTGGTCGATAACCTGCGTCCACCCAATGAACAACGAAGTGTTCGCAGTGCTATATGTTGTGCCAGTAAGGACGAACTCGTCGCTCATCCACACCGTGCCAAGCAAAGACGAATAATTGATCGTGACTGTCGCGCCCGCGTCAGCCGCGTCGAAGGTGTAGCGTGTGACGCCAGGCGATGGGACCGTCACCGTGTACACGCCAGGAGACACGACGGCACCCTTTTGCAGCGATGCCTGATAGGTGCCCGAAAGAGTCCGTGAGCCAGGGGAGCCGAAGTCGTTCACGACAGCGCTGTAGCTCACTGCCCTGCTCACACCGTTGTCGCCTGTGAAGTTCGGGTCGGAAACGTCGTGGTGCCCGCCGCCACCGGGGACGGTGAAGCCCGTGCTGAGCTGGGAAACCCCTACCTTGCCAGCGGAAGTGAAAAGGGAATCAATGTGGTCGCAGACCCCATGCCCGAGCACTGCTTGCAATGCCGTCTGGTAGTGGTCGGTCGTTGTGCTGGCTTGTGTGCCTCCGCCGCCCCCAAGGCCCTTGCCCACGTGCTGCCCCGGTGTCGTAGTGGGGTTGTTCTTCCAATCCCCGGTCCAGACGAGATTCCATGGCACACGGTTAGGCCCGATCAGGACGGAAATCACTTTGCCATAAATAGAAGATGGCAACTGGATGCCGTTGTACACCTGGTTTTGTGCCGCTGGTGTTGTTGATGCCGATTTTGATCCGAAAATTCCCATGTTAATTCTTGAGCCTGAAGTACTTTCTTTCCCAGCTACGGAACACTCCCTGTATTCCGTGGCTCATAATCACGCCCCGGTGCTGCACCGCGTGCAGGACCGCTTCGGGCCACTGCACGACGATGGCTGCATGTGTAAAGATGGGCAGCTTGCGGTGCCGGTACATCACCAAGTCGCCCGGCTGAAGATCCGCTTCTGTAATCTCGCCGCAGTACTGCTGCACCGTCTCCAAATAGAGGGGGTTTTCTGTTTCAAGGAAGTGGGCCGCGCTTTCCCTTGGAATCTCGATGTTTGGGATGAGCCCCAGCGCGATGCAGACTTCAGCGATGAGAGTCGCGCAATCCGCCCCTGCTTTCTTGACGCGCCCGCCCGGATGGTAAGGAGTCCCGATCCACGTGCGTGCTTCCGCGATGATGTTTTCCCCAGTGCCCATTTATCCCCCCGTAGCCCAGCGATCCTGTGCAGGGATATATGGCTGCCCGCCGAAATGGATCAGGTTGCTGAATTTGTTTGTGCAGGCATCCGTCGTGCCCGTGCAGCCGGGATACATAGTGAACGTGTCGCCGACCGCAAGCTGAATGTCGAACGGCGTAAGCTGAATATGCGTGCTGTCTATCTGCTGCACGATGCCGATGCTGAACCCCTGTGCTTCGCCAGAGGTCGGCACGATGTAGCCTTTCGTCATCGGCAGCGAGTCGTTGCCGACCGCGCTGATGGCCGAGACTTGAATCACCGAACCGCTTGAGCCGGAGAGCGCAGTCTTTGTCACTGCGAAGCTGGCCTTGTCCAGGTCGCAGTTGCTATCGAATACCGTGAACGGGCACCCTGCGCAGAACACCCGCCGTGGCCAGGCCGCCTGCATGAGATAGCTGTAGTCGCTGCACTTGAAAGTCACGCGGGCCGCTTCCTGGCTTGGCACCGAGATGATGCCGACGAACTGGACTTGGGTTCCTTGAATCACTTCGCTCAAATCCATGTAAGCGATGGTGAGAGTCACCTTGCTGCGTGCAAATAGCTTGGCCCGGTGGAACATCGGGGTGCTTGCCGAGTTTGGGAACAAAATGGTTTCGTCGCACTGCAACATCAATTCCATCTCGGTCGTCTGGCTCTTGGTAGCCGCGTCCTGGGTTGTGCTGTTGCGCTCCCACTTACCGTATTTCGTCGCGTAGTAGGTGTTGCCGCCAACGACAAGGTCATTCTGGTGGCTCGTCGCACGGAGGGGGGAGCCGTTGGGCAGTGTGATGTCGAAGCAATCCGCCTCGAACCATGTGTTGTTATTCAATACAAAATCGGCCAGGCTCATAAAATCACGCTCTCGAAATCCAAGGAAGACACCGCCCAGGCATTCGCATAAAACTCTTTGAGGTCGGCAAGAGTGTCTTCCTTGAAGCGCAGCCGGAAGTAATACGGGCCTGTCCAGGCGAGCGCATGGCCGGCGACCGGGGCCGTGCCAAACGTGACCAGCCCCTTGCTGTCGATGGAGTAGCCGACCGTCAGCAGAGTCCCGTTGTTAAAAATCGAAGGGGAGCCGTTCAGGTTCTGGACGATGTCCACCTCTCCATTGGTGTCGATGGGCCGGGTCAACTGGAAAACTTTGGAGCTTCCGTCGCCAACGCCAAACTGAAAATTGGTCACCGTGTTATCCGTGGGGTCGGTGAACAGAAAAGTGCCGGCCCGCCCTTTGCAGCTAAATGCCAAGCCCATGAGCTGGGCAATGCCGGATGTCGGGTCGTCCATGCGCCCCGAGAGATAAGGAATATCGAATGAGAAATCCCAGACCGGGTAGACCATCGCCGGGATGTAGACGCTGCCCTGTATTGCCGCCGTCAGTTGCGCGATGGTATTCCACCGGGGAGTTTTCTTGCGCCCCCAGCCAGGCGCGAGTGTGAATGTCGTGCTCATTTAGTTCAACCTCATGCCGCGACGACGCGCCATGTCCTTCATGGAGCGGTCGAAACGCCGCTGGTGTTCCGCTTCGTTGTACTGCCCGTGATATTGCGGGGCATAGTTGACATGCATGGGGCCGAAGTTCGTTCCGCCAGCCCCTTCTGACCGCTCTACCCGGTCAGTCAATGCCTTGGTCACAACAGTTTCGCCGCCGTGGCCGATGATCGGGACTGCGCCCTCGCCGGGAATCTTGCCGCCTTTCTCAAACGCCATTACCGCAGCGAAGCCCGCCGCGCCAGCGATAGCGCCAGCCACGGGACCGCCCCAAGCCGATGCCCAGGTGTAGTTGTCGCCATAAGCTTTTTTTGCATTGATGAGCTTTTCCTTGTTGTGGGTAAGCTCCATCATGATCAAATTCTTGAGCATCCCTTCGAGCAGTTGCTGGCCTGTCTGCGCAAAGGACTGAACCAGGTTCTTGTTCTCCACGATGCTCTTGGCGACGCCTGAGGCGATGCTGTCGTACATCCGAGCTTCAGCCTGCTGAATGTCGGCAAGCTGCTTCATCAGCGCGTCATGGTTGATTTGGGTAACGTGATCTTTGCCGGCCTTCTCGACCTGCTGGATCTTGTTGTTTAGGTCCTGAACCTTCTTGGCGTAGTCCTTAGCGAACGTATCGAGGTTCTTGATGCGCTGTTTGTATGCCGCCACTTCAGCCGCCACTTCTGTTTTGACCGCTGCAATTTCCAGGGCTTGAATATCCTTGGCGTTCATCTGGTGCAGGGCCAGCATGTCTTTCGCGGACTGCATGTCCTGTTTTTCCTGGTTCTTTGCGGACTGGATGGCAATATTCAATACACCGTCAGCTTCAGCTTGGGCCGCGGCGATTGCCCGTGCCCGGCGATCCTGTGCCGCTTGCGCGTCGATGGCCGTGATCTGCTTCTGCGCCCCCGCGTTTGCCTGCACGATTTCGTCCTGGTTGACGATGATGGCGTTCTTGTACTGCTGCTCCAGTTCCTTTTTCTTCTGCACGTCCGCGCCAGCGGCCTTGATGTCCGCGTCATAGGCTGCTTTCTTTGCGGCGAGAGCGTCGTTTGCAGCGGTAACAGCAGCCTGGCGCTCAATCTCTATAGCTTTCTTTTCTTGCTCAACTTTGTCCTCGATGCTCGAAGCGCTGTTGTACTTCTGCGCTTCCAGGGCCGCTTCAGCTTGGGTCTGCGCAAGTTTGTGGACCGCTTTGTCGTGGGCGAGCGTGCCTTCTGACACCAATTTTTGAAGGGCGGCTTCCTGTTGCAGGGGCAGGAGGTTCTCTTTGTTCTGCTCCAGCCCGGCGACGACCTTCTTCTTGGAGCCGATTTCAATTTCCTTGTTGAGCCCTTTAACCTCAGCAGCGGTGGAAGCAGCAGCGGTCTTTAGCTGTAGCAGCAAAGCCGATTGCAATGGGGTTTTTTGGACAGCGTAGTCGATGGCTTTGTTCTGCTCTTGCAGGGCAGTGATGAGCGCCTTCTGCCCCGCCGCCTGGCTATCTTTGTCCAGTGGGGCTTCAGCCAGCTTGCGGCGTGCGTCTTCGACAGCCTCCAGCGCTGTTTGAATTTTCTTCAGGGCGTCTGTAGTTGTCCCATATCCGTGGCCTTGAGCCAAGCCGCTAAACGCATCATCCAAACCACGGGCAAAGCTGTGCCACAGCCCTGTTTGGTTGATGAGTTCCAGCCCCATCTTCTGGAAATCTGCCGCCGCCGTGGCGGCCAGCCTATCAATAGCCTCAGAAGTCTCAAGGATGGCTTCCTTCATGTAGTTGTGGGCGGGCTTGTGCTCCAGCTTGCGGATTTGGTCATCCAGCTTTAGGTTGGTGACTTCGAGAGATTTCGCTTGGTCGGCTTCTTTAACGGCATGGTTAGCGGCTTCGTCAGATGCTTGCTGGATCGCTTTTTTAAGCGCCTCGTGCTTCTCGATAAGTTTGGCAATGACCTCAATAAAGACAAGAAAGCCAGCGATTGGCAGCATCGCGGCGAAAGCCGCGCCCACACCGGGGATTTGTGCGATGAGAGTGTTCAGGTGACGAGGTAGACGGACACCGATTAAGTCTTCGGTCAGCATCAGGCCGCCGCGGCCCTCAGTGAAGCTGCGATCCATCGAGTCGCCAGCTTGCTGGGACTTGCCGCCCAAGTCGGAAAGCTCAGACTTGACCTTGCCCATGTCCTCACGGAACTGGGCGGTCTCAGCCTGTAGCCTGATAATTAGTGCGCCGACTTCACTCATTGCTCATCTTCCTTTGGCTTTAGCGAGGGCCATTTCTCGTCGAACATCTGCTCGGCGTTCCCGATGCCGTTCGCCAGCAGCGTGTCGATAACCCTGCGCCGCACTTGCAAAAACTTGCTGCGTGGCTGCTTCATCGGGATCGCTGCTATCTGCTCGGTGATGAGCCGCAGCGCATTCAGCTTCGTGTCTCGCTTGTCTGCCTGCTCTTCAGAAGCCACAAAGTCAAACGGGCGGATCACAGGGCCGTCTTTTCCGCGATTCACGTTGTAAACCGCGCTCGTGGTCAGGGCGTGGGCGTAACGCTCATACTTGATCCTGATGTTTCGCTGCCTGCATAGCGCTTGCAACATGCTTGGGGTCAAGTCTTCAAACTCTTCCCAGGCGAGGTTGAAGTTGTATTTGACGAATGACCACAGCTCCAGCCAGGTCTGCGGAGGCTCTTCGATTACTTCGCTTGAGTCTCCGCCCCCACGTTTGGGCTGGCCGTTTCACCCGTGTCCTGCAACTTCTCCCAGGCCTCGCGCACGCCGGGGAACATCAGGTTGAAAATTTCATCCGACAGGAGCTTCTGCGCTTCTGGGTTGAGAACTTCCACCACCTGGTCGAGGGTGACTTCCGGGTTGTGCTTTTCCAGCCCGCCCCAGACGATTGCCGGGAAGTGCTTGCCGCTGGAAATGTCTTTCCATGCGTCAAACTTTTTGAGGTCAAGCCCAGTGGCTTCTTCGATCTTGGCGATAGCCTTGTACGTGTAGCAGAGCTTCCACGTCACAGGCGGTGTCCCGTCTTCCTTGTCGATGACAAGCGAAAAATGGGGAGTAACCCGTGTTTTGAGAATTGATTCCGTTGCCATGCAGATACACTCCTAACGTTTTAATGCGGGGGCGGCCGGAGCCGCCCATGCTGGCGGGCCAGGACGATTAGGCGTAAGTGACAGGGCCGCTGATTTTGATCTTCAGATCGAAGGTCGCGGTCTTTTCGAGCGGGAAGCTCGGAGTAAAGGACTCCACGATTCCAGAGAAAGACGCGCTGTTTGACCCGTTGTAAACGATCTTCATGAGCACGGTTGAGCCAGCCGCACGGATCGCTTCGAGAGCGACCTGCGTGGTGTCACCCGGAAGCCAGAACCCCTTTACATCAAACCCACCGGGGTCTTGTGTGCTGGAGATGAAAGTGTCAACGCCCCCGGCTGTCGCCATCGTGGTTGTCTTCTCGATTGCGACCTTGTCGCCCGTGCGGGCGATGCTGGTAGCTCCCGCAAGGGTGGTGTAGGCGGAGGGTGATGCTACGGACGCGAATTCAAATGCGTCCCCGATGCCAACTATTGGTGCCATAAATTTTATTGCTCCTGTGCCGCGTTAGCGGATACTTCGTTTCTCTCGCCGATTGCGGCAAAGAACTTGGTGTCCGAGAATTGTTCAAGGTAGCTTGCAGCCGTCTTGAGTAACTCCGGCGAATCTTTGAACATCCCCAGCCCACGATTACAATCGCCACACAGAAGCATTCTGTTTGCTCCCGTAACGTGGTCATGGTCTACATGGGGACTGCCCACAAATGTTTCCTTGCAGATGGCGCACTTACTTTCCTGTTCACGCTGCATCTGCTCCACTTGATCGGCTGTTAAACCGTAAGTACGCTTCAAGTGGTTATTCCGTTGACGCTTTGCGTAATTCGCTCGAAGGGAACGAACCCTTTCCGGGTTTGCTTTACGCCACTTCGCTGATCTTTCTGCGCTCTTCGTCATTCACTGCCTCAAAAAACTCTTGAGGGAACGCGCTGCGCTCTACCTCTGGAAATTGCGGGTGGTGCCCAAGCAACCCGTTCTTGCGGATCACGTTGTTGCCATGCACTCTGGCTACGCACAACTGGCCGCCATCGGCTGAATCAAGCTGGTGCAGGTGCATCGCCTCATCGCTGAACGGGCGGTCTTCAACGCCGGCCTCAGTCCTGAACGGGCGCTTTTCCCACCACGGCTTCAGGTAGCACTGGCTCGTGCCCATCGCATACGGCGGATGCGGCCGGTTCGGCGAGTAGAAGTATTTGAACGTTCCACCCGTCTCAACGTCGTAGTACAGGAGGTTGTGCCAGCCTGTAACTGCCTTGCCTGATGCTTCGAGCCGCCTGACTTGCTCTGCGATCCGGTTCGGATGGCTCCAGTCATCCTCGTCCCACGAAATACAAACTTCGCCAGCCGCACGCTGTGTGCCGAGATTTCTCAGGTCGGCTACCGACATCCGCTTCGAGCGGACGTAAACAAACGTTTCAGGCAGCGCTTCAATCTCGTCGGCATCCAGCAATGGCGTGTCGTTGTTGTCAACGATCACCAGCTCCATTTCGCCCAGGTACGCTTGAGTGAGGAAGCAGCCAATCGCCACGCCCACAAACTTGCCGCCGTAACCAGTCGGCAAAATGCAACTGACCTTGGGGAGGAACATTAGCCTTTGTTCTCCAAGTCCATGAGCAGCCCCGTCATCTCAGTCGCCATGACATCCAATACTTTGCCTCGCGTGGCTTCCCAGGCACGGCCCATCCAGTGCTGGCCTTGCTGCGTTGAAGTTCCGAACTCTTGGAGCGATCCCCAAAAGGCTTGTTTGTAAGGCCCAATGTCCACTGTCATCGTGGTCGCATCGTCGCTGCCTTCAAATGAAATGTCGTACCCAAGAACTTCTTCCAGGTACCCCACATCAACGGGGACGGTATTTTTCATTTCAGAAAGAACTATTTCCGCGCCGGCCGCGCCAGCTTTTTTCAGGTACCGCTTCGCGGCACGTGGTGCCATGTTCGCGAGGCGATCTGACAGTTCTTTCAAACCCTCGATGACGATGGGCATGTTGAAAATTCCGGTAACACTGTGGTTTTGGAAGTGAACAACGGGGAGGAACAAACTGAGCGAATGAGTACGCACGGGCCATGACGACCCAATCTAAGTTTGTTTTGTCTCAGGACAGTTGAGCAAATCGCCCCGGTGTTCACTTACAGTCTTGCAACTTGCTTGCTCACTTAAGGGCTGGAAAGTTGTTATTTGTAAAAGTTCTGCTTTCCGATAGTCGCGAGGAGCGGGTGGTTGGCCGTGTCCGCCACAATGTGGTTGAAGAACCAGCCGGATGTGGACTCTTTCAGGTTCGCGTAATAGAAAGCGCCATGCGTCGGGTCGCTGACCAGGGAGTTGTCGGCATTCGCCAGCAGTGAAGTGCAAAGCGTGTCGCAGTAGCTGTATTGCGGGTCGCCGGGGTGCGGCATCAGATGGAACTCCGGGTCGGTAGGCACTGACATGCTCGTGAACTGGTTCTTCGCGTACACCGCCGCGTGGACAGCTTCGCTGGTATGCGAATACCATGCCTTTGCCCGGTTCAGGATCACGTAGGCTACTGCCTCCATGCCTTCCTTGCCTTCGCCCCGTGCTTCTTTCCAGACGCACAGCGCCATGCTGTCGTGGTCGTTTTGGTCCCAATTCATTTCCTTACTCCCTATGCCAAATGCGGAATTCCAGGTACGCATGAAAGACAAAACTCTTGGAGCCTTCCTCGTATTGCATGTCCTGGTCTTTCTCAAGGAACACAGCTTCAACGGGCGTAGAGCCCGTGCCGGGCAGGTTCCCATGAAATGAAGCAAGCACACCGCGCACCGCGCTGCTGATCTGTCGGCTGAAGTAATAGCCGCTGCCGACCCCAGCGCTGCTGTCTGCATAGCAGTGCACCGCGAACAGCCCAGCCCGCAGGCCAGTTGTGCCAGCCATGGTGTACACGTCGCTCGTGGCGATCCGCTCAAGGACGATGTATGGGGTTTTCGCGCCCTTGGGGGCGAGGTCCCAATACACTTGCGGCGTGCCGGCCGCATCGTTCGGGATCACAGCCGTGATGCTCGGGCTGGCCGTCAAAAGCTGGAATAGGCCCTGTTCAATCATTAGCTGTGCACCACGGTGTCGTCGTTCACGAAAGTGAAGATGTGAAGCTCCACTTGCTGCCCGTCTGGGTCGTACATGCTGTCGATGTTGTGGACTTGGCTGCGCAGCATGACCTGCATCCCTGTGTCTACGCTGTAAGCCTTCGGGTAGCGCACCACGATCTTGTAGGACGATTGCCCCACTCGCGTTTGGCCCTTATCGAGTTCCTTGGAACGCCAGGGAGACACGTTCGCGTGGACGTTCTGAACCACCGTGATCGGCGAGTTCGGAGTGCCGTCCGCCGCCTGGCCAGAGTTCGGGCTAACGAAGCTGATGAAGCAGTTGAAAGCCGAATTAGGCAGGTATTTCTGCCCTGATAATTTCCGTGGTAGTGCCATTAGCGCGGAATCCTCCAGCTTCGGAAAGAACTCAACATCCGGCACAACGTCATGTGAATTTCGCAAGTGGGTTCAACCGACACGAGTGAACGGTTCTCCCAGAAGTGTGCTGCCAAAAACATGATCGCCATCCGCAGACGACCATCAACCTGCTTCGGGTCAGTTGCGTGATGCCCAGTCCAGTAAGTGATCTGGATGCAGTCCTGCTGCATGTCAGTCATCGGCCATGAATTGCCGGGGATCAGCGTGATCTTGTCGAAGCCCACGGTGTACGTGGCCGGGTCAAGCGTTTGAGCCGCGCCATTCGGATCGACGTACTGCACCGTGACCGGGTTGGTGACTGGCGACCCGCTCGGAACGACCACCGGGCGGCGAATAAGCTCGATGCTGTCCTTCGTCGGGAAGCCGTACCACCACCAAGGCGTCACGTTGAACGCATAGCTCAGCTCGTAGTTGAGCAGGCTGCGTGGGTCTTGCTGGCCGGGGAAGAAATCGAATGTCAGAAGAATCTGCTCATTCAAGCAAGCAGTTGCCGCCATGTTCTCAACTTCGTCCGTTGCGGCTTCGATAAATGTCTCAAGCAGTGCCCAGTCAACCGTCTCAACAGCGGGAGAAGACCCCGTGACGTACTGCTGGGGCACGTCAAAGCGGCCGAACGCGGCAAGCTGCGGCACGGCCACAACTGGGTTAGCTCGTTTTGTGATGATCTTCTCGTACATTACTTGCGCTTCTCCAATTCAAGCTGCTTCAAGCGGATCGCGATTTCATCGAACTCAGGCTTGGCCGCTTCGTTGGCGAGCTTAACGTCAACCACAAGAGTGCCGATGATTGTCTTCTTCTCTTCGAGAAGTTCCTTGGGGGCGTTTTTAAAGTGCGACAGGTCAAACGTGTTTTGCACACGGTTGCTTGCGCCAGTGGAAGTAGCGAAACCGTTCTGGACTGCTTCGTCAGCGCTCATCCAAGTTTCAGCGGTCATCATCTCGGTGATGCGGCGGTTGCTCAGCCCTGTCTCGTTGGCGTAAATGTCAGCGATAGAATTGCTCACCTGGTCCAGGGTGTCTGCCATCTTGCGCATGTCGGCTGCAAAGCCAGCGCACAGAGCCATCGCTCCGTGGATCATCATCTGAGTGCCAAGGTTCATCACGACCGTGTCGCCGGCCATCGCCACGATGGACGCGGCGGACGCAGCAAGGCCCACGACGTTGACGTTCACGGGCTTGCCGCTCTGTTTAAGCGTGTTGTATATCGCCACGCCTTCGAAGGCATCGCCACCCGGCGAGTTCACGTTCAGCGTGATGGAAGAGCAGGATGGGTTTTGGTCAATGGCATCCTTGACCATGCCCGCAGTGATCCCATAGCCGAACATGTCGGCCCCAATCAGGTCGAACACGTCGAGCACCAGGGCGTTGCCCGTTGCCAGGGCCTTGAAATTGATGTTTGTTTTAGTCTTCTGAATCATTGCTTTCCCCATACACCAGTGCAGCCAGGGCCTTGCGCTGCTCGTCAGGTGTCAAATTTTTGTATTTGGCGGTGAACCCTTCCGCGTCGTTCAAACTGCAACTCAAAACTTCGCTCACGAACTTCGCGTCTACATCCGCCTTAGCTGCTTTGCGCATCACGCGCTCTGCGAGTGAATTAGCGATCTGTGCCAGGCGTGCCTTGGCCTTGTTTGGCTTTTCAGGCTGTTGCTTCGCGGGAACCACGGCGTTATCGCTACCACCAGCGGTATCCGGCCCAGCCTCGCCTGGCCCTGCGTTCGGGTCGGTAACAGTTTCCCCAGCCTCAGGCGGCTTCTGGCCCGGAATGAAAAACTCCTGCTCGACAGTGTCGAAAATCACTGGCGTGCCGGTCCCGCCTGCGAGGAAGTCGCCGCCGTCAATCGCATCGCGGTCTTCAATTGCGCGAGCCTCGTTCGGCGTCATCTGGAACGAGTTAATGAGAAGCTGATTCGTCTCCGCTCTCTCTCTCGGCGAGCCGCGCAGGATGATGTCTGCGCTGTGCTTCGCGTAAAGCCTGCTGCGGTCTTTCAGCGGGATCAGATCGCGGGTGATCGACTGCTCAATTGCCGTCGTGTGGGGCAGCAAACAGGTGTTGAAGTACTCATCCAAGAATGCTGAGCTACTGGCATACGTGCTGTTCTGTGCGCCCAAGCCCATTTTTACGAGCAATGGCGCACCGCCCAGGAGGCGGATCACCTCCTCCTCGTTCCATTTGCGCGATTCGAGCAACTGCGACTCTTGCGCGTTGAAGGTCATCTTCTCGAACTTCGCGCCATGCGGGATCAGGGCGAGTGTGCCCGCGTTCCGCGAACCGGATGAGTTCTTTTTCAGGTTGTCGTAGACGTTCTGGGCCTGCTTTTCGTCAATTTCCGCTTCGAGCGGGAAGGAAATGAAGCCGCTGATAGACAAACCGTTCGCGAAATTCCGCCCAGCGACTTCTTCAGCCGCCATGATGGCGCTTAGGGCTTCTTTCGCCAGGGCAATGATCGCCGTGCCTGTCACGCCGTTGCCGTCGATGTTCACGTTGGTGACGCGCCACAATTCGCCGGACTTGAAGACTCGCCTGTTGCTCTGATCCTCGTAACGCCACAGCGGAACTGGGTTCTTCCGGTCACTCAAATCCCAATCCAGGGACATTCCCCATGCGTTGAGCGGGATCAGCTTGATGACCTTGCCTGTCTGGTCCGTGATTTTCTGGCAGTAGCAGTTCCCAGACATGAGCAACTGAGTCGCGAGGAAAAAACGCATCTCGTAGGACGTTTGCCAGTCATTGGGGCAATGCATCAAGATCGGATAGAGCGGGTCATTGATTGCCGGAACGGTGCGCTGACGATCATTTACAGTTTGGGTCTCACGCAAAATCAGCGGCATCTTCGCCAAGTCTTGTGCCAGCATTTTGACGCCGGACATAAACGCGGCGATGCGGACGGCTGTATAGCGGGTTACTGGCTTACCAGCAGCGGTGGGAAGCCCGACGAGTGCCTGAATTAAATCGACAGAGGGGTCTGCAAGTGTCGATGTTGCCCCAGCCATCCTGAATTCAGGGGGGTTGGGCAGATTAAGAGAAATTAATTCCATGTAGCCTCAACAGTCGATGGACTGTGTACGTGCGGCAAGCACACGGGCACCAATGGGTGCCTACTGAAGGGCTAAAAAGTCGGAATTGACGGGCAGAGTGGCGCTTGCGTGGCCTTCTTCCTCTTTTCGCGGGTCGTAGCCGTAGTGGATGCGCTGGTCGTTGAGCTTTAGGCCGCGGTCCATGCCCAGCCCTTCGTTATGGAGGACGGTTTCCCATTGGTATTGTGCTTCTGACATGCCCGGCTGGAGCTTCGGCGGGTTCCCGCGATGGGTCCCGATGACACCGCCAGAGCGCAGAATCTTGCTCACCTGGCTTTGGGTAAGCCCGAAGCGCACAGCAATGTCGCCCTGAAAAGCGGTTGGGTGGCGCAGCTTGAACTCGATGACTTGCTCGTAAACAACCGTGCGCTTCCTTCCCCGTGTAGACATTAGCCCGTGACCACCCACAGCCCCTTCTTGGGCTTGATCTGGTTTTCTGGCGACGTGGCGCAAGCGAGCGCCATGATGAGAGCGGCACAGCCGTCGATCTTTTCGCGCTTGACGCCTCGGCGCGGCATGATGAAAGGGGATTCTTTGCCGCCTGTGGTTTTCCACTTCAGGTTCGCCATCTGCCAGTGCATGACAGGGTTGTTGCAGTGGGAAAAGTCGCCACGGTCCACCAGGCGGGAAAATTCAATGCACGGCGCGTTCATCTTGAGGGGGGTGTTTGGGTATGGGGAGAACTTATCTACCCTGAAGCCCATCTCTACGAGCTTGCGCACGAGTTCATCTGAATACGCGGGGTCGAAGAAGCCTGCACGCAGGTCAAACTTCTTCTCAATCTCTAAAATCTGGTCAGCAATGAACTGAACGTCAGTGGATCGGCCGGGCGTAAGCACAATGTGCTTCTTCTCGGCCCACAAGTCGTAGCGGACCCGGTCGCGCTTCACGCGCTCGGCAACATTTTCCTCGGGGCACCAGAAGTATTCGAGAATCCGCCACTTCTCGCCCTTCGTAGTTGGCGGAAAAAGCAGCACCAGCGCAGACGTGTCGTGCCGGGGAGCCAGGTCCAGGCCGGCAAAGCAAATGCGCCCGGCGAGTTCCGCTTCAGCTTCTTGGCGCATACGCGCCGAATCGGGGTAGCTTTCAAGGGGCTCACGGCAGCATTTGTCCCAGTCATCAATGCTGATCGCTGGTTCAGCGGCTTCATCCGTCCAGATGTTCAGGCGATACCGCTTGTACTCCCCGCGTGCAAAGGGTTTGCCTTCGGTTTCCTTGAATTGGGAGCGAAGGGTTTCCATGCTGAGCAGCGTCCCAAGGCTGGGGTTGGCTTTTACCCAGTTGCGCTCGTCCTTGTAGTCGTCTTTCGGGCCAAGGGAGAAAATGAAAGGGCAAAGATCGTCATCTTCGTCTTTCTGGTCCAGCACACGGCATCCGTACTCGTGTTCGGCCCAACACAGAGATGATTTGCCAGCGGAAGCGCCGGCCGTCGTGATGCAGACAAGCAGAGGCTGCTTTCTGGTGTCGCCGCCATACCGCAAGACGCTCCAAAGGTTGTCTCCCGTCTTCCACCGATGAAGTTCGTCCATGATGGCGAAGGAAACGACCGCCCCGTCCTGCGTGTCGGAGCCACGGGCCATCGGGGACAGGCGTGAAAGCGTTTGAGGGACGAACAGCGCAAGGATTGGGTTGTTGCCTGACTGCTGGATTAGCGCCCTGAGTTCCGGGCTTTTTGAAACCATCGCGCAGGCTTCGTTGAAGCACTCACGCGACTGCTTCATTACAGTCGCAGCAACAAAGCAACGCGCTGAAAGTTCGCCGTCAGCAATCAGGTGGTAGAGAAGCAGGGCAGCAGCGAGCCCAGTTTTCCCATTTTTCTTGGCGATTTCTAAGTAGCAGCGGCGAAACCGGCGACGGCCGTTTGCCCGTTTCCAGCCGTAGAGGATGTAAATTACCGCGTGCTGCCAGGGAGCGAGCAGCATCGGAGTGTTCTGTGCGGATGGAATGCAAAACAATTGGCAAAAGTCGATGACGTACTGCCCGGCAGCGGGGTCAAAATGCAATCCACGCTCCTGGGCGGTTTCCAGGTCGCGGCGATGCCGCTGGAAAGCCTTAATAATCCACGGGCCGGCAGGGACAGTCCCGTCGAGCGCGTCTTGGATGTATTTCTCTGCGATATTCATCTAAAAGAGGGGCAGAAAGTCGGAAAACTGGTTCCTTCTTGCGGCCCTCTTAGCGCTAATACCCGGTAAACACGAAAAGCCCCGGACCTTGGAGGGCCGGGGCTTGCTTCGGATGGAGCCACGGTGCAGACCGTGGGCAGGATAGATTTAGGCGTTGGTGTTCAACTGCACAACGGATTCTGCAAGCAGGATGCGCTGGTCAACGCGGCGGTAGCCGAGGATCACGGTCTGGCCGTTGAGGGCCGCAACCTGGTCGAGCACCTTGATGCGGATGTTGCTGTCGCCACGGTCGCCGATTACAGCGTATGACTTGAAGTCACCGAACATCCAGGTGCCGTTCACGGCCGGGGACGCCACGAAAACGGGCATCTCGGCGCTGAACGCAACAGGGTAGCCAAACAGGCGTGCCGCGCCGCTCGGGTCGAACGTAACGAACGTCTGGAATTGGCTTGCAGCGATCTGTTTCTTGAGCAAGCGGTTGAACTCCTGGCGGTTGACCAGCCACGATGCGTTGCTGTAATACGCCTTGTTCAGCGTGCTTACAGTGTCAAGCAGCGGGTTGATGCCGAGTGTTGCCGCGCCGGCCGTAACGTCAGGGCCAGCAGCAGTTGTGCCGTTGCCCAGATAGCCCTGGGGCTGGTTGGTGCCGGAACCGCCGATGAAATAAAATTCTTCCTTGGCGCGGATTGCACGCTGCAAGTCGGCTGGGATGAATTGCGAAGCCGCCTTAACGTCTTCAAGCAATTCCCATGATGCAGTGACTTTGCCACCAATCACGTAGCTGGCGAGCTTCGTGGTTGCGAAGGTCGGGTCAGTTTCGGCGAATGCGTTCGTGCCGCTGGAGTTAGATTCTGCCTTCAGCGCGGCCCCGGTCTTGACGGCCTGATAAGGCAAATTGATGTCCATGTCCGTAGTGACAACGGTCGAGAGCGAACGGGCAGTCGTTTCCTCGATCTGAAGGTTCGGAATGGACGGGTCGGTGCGGATCGGCACGAGTGCGCCGCCAGCGGCGGTGGAACCGGCCTCGCCGAGGGCCGCGTTCGCGAACATGAAACGGTCAAAGGCGCTCTTGTCTTTCAAAGAAGCGTAGAACTGCTTCACGTAGCCGTCGTTTACATCGAGCGTGGTTGACTCGCGGTATCCGCCCATCGCCCAAAACTTTGCGTTGGTGCTGTTGGAGATGACCGCAGTTTCGTTAGGTGCGCCGACTTCGGCTTTGCCCTTCTCGATGTCCGCTACGCGCTTGAGCGTGATGTTGAGCACGTCCAGTTCCTTCGTGAAATTGTCGAACTGGGCATTTTCCGAATCGGTAAGCTGAATCTTGGCTTCGTGGGCCTTCTTCAACATCACTTCCTGTGCGTTGAGAATCTCCTGCTTACGGGTGTTTAAAATTTTCTTGTCCATGACTGTAGTTAGTCCTGCGTTGAATGTTGCCCACAGCGCTTCGATGGAAGCGCGACTGGCACGCGGCTCTTGTGCGGGCTCGATGGAGCAACACGGGGGAGCGTCTAACTAAAGTCTGGAAAGTTGTAATTCGGGATTGGCAGGGGCCGTATTACTGGATTTTTCGTGACAGGAACTGGCTCAGCTTGTTTTCAGGGGCCTTCTCAGCCTGCACCCGGCTGCGGTCCGCTGGCGTCATCGCGAAGCGCGACCACAGCGACACCAGCAGGGTCTTCTCCGCAGCCGTCATGAGCGTTTCTTCCTTCGTGTGGTCTTCAGCCCGCATACGCACAGTCAGCCTGACCATCAGCTCGAAGGCATCGCGGTCTGACGCGAATACCACGCCAGGCAGCATCCGCTTGCCGATTTCTTTCCAGGCCTTCTTCTGGTCCTTGGTCAGGCGCGGCGGCGGCGAACCAAGCGATTCCGCATCAGCGGTCGTCGGCTCAGCCAGGCGCTCGCGCTGGGGGTTCGCGAGGAATGCGCCCTTCGCCTCAAGAATCGCTGTTGGTACTTTATTTCTGGCCATCGCTCAATTAACGTCTGAAAATTCCAAACTAAAATAGTGTTGTTGTGTGTCAAAACGGCCGTCGCCGGGACTTGACAACAAAGGGTTTAGAGAATCGACCCACCCACGGGTGCTCGACCACACGGCATGGGTGACCACCGCCCCCCACGGGTTGATTCATTCGCCGCTTTCATTCCGATGTGCCTGCCTTGCTTGGCGTGGCGAAGCCTGTGGTCGTTGCTGTCTTGATGTCATGGCATTGCTTGCACAGCCCACGGCAGCGCGTCGGATCATAGAAAGCATCGACGCCGAAGCGTGCGACTATCTCACGCGCTTCAAGCGGATGATGGTCGATCACCTTGGTCGCCCTGTGGCCGCACTCAACGCACAGCGGGTCACGCCTGGTGACGATCAGCTTGGTGCCCTTGAGCCAACGACGCTTCTTGTACAGCAGACGAATTGGATCGTTCGCACGATAGCGGTCATACAACAGCCTGTAGTCGGCAGCGTTATTCTTGCTCTGGTGGTTGGCGCAATACTTGGTGCCGTTGATCGCCTTGTTTGTGCAGTCCAAGCAAAGGCGTGATGTGCTGCTTGGCATTACAGAACCACCTCGTGCGGCAATGGGCCGGACCTCAGCAGTTCGTATGTTGCCTTGCAGTCAGCGAGATGGTCGGCCCACAAGCAAGCTGTGCGGGGGTCTTCCATGTGGCGCAATGCCCAGTCGAGCGAGTAGGCCGGTTCAGCGAGGCGGTCGCGTGCTGCGATGCCAGAGATTCTGAAGAACGCATTCAGCATCGCGTTGATTTCAGGTTTCACGGCGGCATTCAAAGCGCCGATGTCTTCCACGTCATTCACAGTGCTGTGCGGTGCTGGGTTGCTCGTTTCACGAATTCCGCCAGCGACCAGAAATGGGACAACGTTCGTGTGGCTGGCCACCAGCAGTGGCGATCCGCCGAACTTGTCAGTGAAGTATTTGAGGCTGTTTCCGCTGCCGTTCATGTCCACGATCAGTGTTTTGCTGCCGATCAAGTTGCGTGCGTACTTGGCATAGCTATCGCTTGGTCGATAGCGTGTCAGGCGGGAGCTGTAGAAGTAGCGGATGTCTCGCTCGGGGAACAGAAGCTGCATCAACTGGTTGAGTAAATGGCAATCACGGGAGCATAGAAGCAGCCGTGTGTAGCCGCCGTCGATCATTCGCTTATGGAGAACGTGGGCGGCCTTGAGCAGGAACGGGAAGTTGCGCTCAATCTGGTGGAGTTGCAAGCCGCGAAGCGTAGGATCGTCGTTCCATGTGGCCATGCGTGCTTCACGCATGACGTTCGCCAGCGCAATGTCGCCTTGGTTGATGAACTCACGCTCTGTCGGCGTGTATTCATGCTGCTCTACCTGTGTGGTCTGGATTCCATGCTCGCGTGGCGTCACCACATCGCAGTGCACATTGTCGCCAGTGTGGCGGGTTGGTTTATCTGGCAGTGACAGCCACACGGAGCCGTCAGTCTTGCCGCTATCGGTAACGACCACCTGGTTGGCAAGGCCGCAGACTTCACGCACGATGCGGGTTGCTTTTTCCGGGTCGTAATACTCGCTGACGATGATGTCATCCGGCCGCACCTTGACGACGTTCTCTGCAATGGGGTAATGCTCCTCGATTGGAGCTTCCCCGGCGTTGCCATTTCGCGCATGGCACAACGTTCTAAATAAATCCCAGCTATCCACTTGCAGGCCCTCTGTATAAGTACCCGGTAGTGGCAATTCTGGGGAAGTAGCCGCTTTGTCAACTTTTTTCAGCCGGATTGTCAACCCTGGTGCTCGGGCAAGCCCCTCACCATGGCCAGCCTTCCGCTGCGGTTCCTGGCTTTGAGCTTCGAGCCATCGGGGGCTGTGAGGTTCACGATCCAGCCAGCGCGTTCCATCCGGGCAAAGGCGCTGGAGCCCGATGACCGCTGCATGAGCCCGATCCCGTCGAGTATTTGCTCCTCCGTCCCTGGCCCGTTGGTCTTGAGCCAAGCCATGATTTCATTCCACAGCCCGGCTTCGTCCTTGAGTGCGGCCGCTTCATGGGAAGTCTCAGGGTCCGCCTTCCTTGCCACGGGCTGCTGCACGGGCAGCTTGGGTTCAATAGGCTCGGCGTCCAGGAACTCGGCGAGGCTGGGCTTCCGCCAATGGCTGCGCTTTGCCTGACAGCAGGCGTCGCATATCCCCAGGAACTCCCGGTGCCGTTCGCAATGGGGCTTGCTGGCTGTGGCCGGCACGCCGGTTGCTTGGGTGAATCCCTGTTGGTTCATTTTTACGGCCCCTCCTGAGGGCTTGTTGCTGTGCCCCGGCTCAGTATTCTGGCGCAGGGAACTCTTGCCGCTTGCCATCGTGTTCTTTGAGCCAGCTTGCCCTGAGGGCGCTGGTCCAGGGCGGGAGGTCGAAATCCTCCGGCCATGGGGTGCCATCCGGGGCTCTGCGCGGCCGGGTTTTGGTTTTGGTGCGGGTGTTGGTTTTGGTTTTCAGGTTTTGGCTTTCGCTTTTGCCATCGCCTGCCCCAACGCAAGAGGCAGAGGTGGAAGGTGAAAAAGAAGGAGAACCAGAAGAAGAACCAGAAGAAGAACAAGAAACCTTGGGTTCAAATTTTGGGGGGATCAAAAATTGAACCCCCTGCGGTTCATCAGTAATTGTGGGAATTTCAACTGGTTCAATTTTTGAACCCTTCGTCGGGTCGTCCACCCTCACCACCGGGACGTTGTGGCTTCCGGGAGTGGCGCAAGCGTAGCGGTCAGACGCCTTCGCGCCGGTCTCGACCAGCCAGCCGCCGGCCTTCAGGTAGCGCTGCCAGTGGATGAGCGTGTTCTTGCTCATGCCGGTGATCGCCCTGAGCGTGCCTTGCGACGGCCACGCCTCCTGCCATTCGCTCTCGTTCATGTAATAGGTCAGCCAGAGCTTCAGCGCGTTGGGCGGCAGACCCAGGACCGCCTTGCGGTTGCAGTCGAGGATCTTGAGGCGGTCGGCCATTACTGCTGCTCCGCCTGTTTCTTCTTCATTATCCCGGACGCATACTGGACCAGGTCCACAAGGCCCTTGGTGTGGGCCGCTGTTTCTTCCGCAGTCGGATCGCGGTCCGCCGCGATCTTCCCAAGCTCCTGGCCGTGCCTGTTCACCCACGCCGCCAAGGCCATGATGGAATCGGCGACGATGTCGAAGCCATGGCGGTCCAGCCAGATAAAGAACTGCTGGTCGCCAGGGGCTGGGTAGCCAAAGATCGACCCCCACAGCTCGCGGAGCGCCGCCGCGTTTTCCTTGGATTCCCGGATGCGGGCCATCAGCAGGGCGGCTTTTGCGGAACCCCCGTTATTCGGCATCGCGCTTCCTTCCGTTCTTTAGGGTGACGCCGGACTTTTTCACTACATATTGCAGTTGGGGCAGGCTGAGCCCAAACAGCGGGGCCAGCTTTTTCAGGGGCACGTCAGGGTTGCCGAGCACTTGGTCGGTTACCCGCTTGTCAATGGCCGCGACGGCCGCTTCTTTTTCTTTCCAATAGTCAAACAATGGTCCCACAGCAGCTCCTTTTTAAGGGGTCCGGTTTTCCCGCCCCACACTTAGTACTGCGTAGCAAAAACTTTTCTAAGTTATCGAGAACGAAAATTTGTTGAGTTTTGACGATTGGAACTTTTGGCTTCCGACAACGCCCGAAGATTCCCAATTCCTGGTCCTTATATAGGGGCATATATGCCAGCAAAGAAAAAAGCGGCGGCCAAAAAACCAGCAGTGAAGAAAAGCCCGACCTGGGCGGTCAGGGAATTGAAAGCCGTGCAGGAACTGTACGACCACGGCCGTTGCACGCCGGAGCTGAGGGACAAGCTGCAAGAGGAGATTTGGAAGGCGCTGGAAGATGGGCGATAAAGACCGGCTGTGGTTTGCTTTCTCCCGCTATTACATCGCCAAGGTCAGGCTGGCCGCCGCGGCCTTGCGCCGCAAGCGACAACCTAATGAATCTGCCGACTTTCCGTATCAATAAGGAGAGGTGAAATTTTATGGTGTTGGAAATCGTAGTGGTAGCGGCAGCATTTGCCGGTGGCTTCGGCTGCGGCCGTGTCAAGAACAGGGCGAAGCTGGCAGCCGTGCAGGCTGAAGCGGACAAGCTCAAGGCCAGCGCCGAAGCGGCATTGAAAAAGCTGTAACAAGATTCGCGGACGGGGCTATCCGCAAGGACGCCTGGGGGCCACGCGGGTTACTACCGCCGAAAGGCGGCACACTGGCTACATGGGCTCGACTGTCAGGTCCGCGACCAAACTTCAGGGTCAGAACCTTGAAACGCGGCGTCCTGGGCGAAGAAATAAGGTTGGCGGCCGCCGCAAAGCTGGGAGCAGCCCAGGAAACCTCCCGGCAATTTTTAAAAGGAACCATGAGCTTTTTTGCTGATTTTACCGCCCACCACAAGCTTGGGCTGATTGTGTTCGCTGGCGTCCTGGCGCTCCTGTTCGTGCATGAGTTCCGCAATAAGGGCGCGGACATCGCTTCGATGGAAGCCATCCTGAAACAGAACAAGGCGGACTTTGACAAGCTGTCCCAGTCGAGCGCCCAGGCGCAGGACAGCCTCCAAAAGCAGCTTGCCGCCATCGCGCAGCAGAAGCAGCAAGTCATCCAGGTGCCCAGTTCCGCGCCCACGATCATCCGGGAAACCATCCCCATGCAGCAGCCGTTCCAGCCCACCGCGCCGATCACCAAGGACACCAAGCCCACTGATGTAGTGGGGCAGCTTACATTGCAGCAGACGCAGGACCTCGCGACGTTCGGCCTTAGCTGCAAGGAATGCACGAGCAAGCTGGCGACGCTCCAGGTGCAGTCCGACAACAAAGACAAGCAGATTCTGGACCTTCAGGGGAGCTTGAAAAAGGCCGAAGATACTGCGGCCGGCGGCAGCCCGTTCAAGAAAACCCTGAAAATCATTGGGGTTGTAGGCTGCGGCGCTGGGGGCGCGTGGCTTGGGGGCAAATCAGGCGGCGGGGCAAAAGGCTCGGCCATCGGGGCTGCTGTGGGCACCACAGGGTGCGCCCTGAAATTTCATTTTTGAGAGGCAATCATGGGTTTTCCGCAGCGGGTTGAAATTCCCGCCCCAGATTCAGAGACGAGCTTGGAAGCCGCGTACAAAGCGTTCAGGCAAACCGCAAAGGGCACGCCTGAACATGACCTGGCGTGGGACCGGCTGGTCGATGCTATTTTCCCCAGGCCCCTTAAGCAGCCGACCTCTGCCCCGAAATCCAAGGCCCTGCTTGTTGAGGCTTTTACGCACCCCCAAGACTCCCCACAGAGACTTCAAGTGTTTTCTAAATTTTTGAAGGCTTTGCGAGATGAGAATGCCCAGCCAGGCTCTAAAGCGTCAGAAGCCGTAGCGGAACAAATCCTTAACGCAATCGGGCAGACATGAACTACCTCGAAGCCGTGGCATTGATCGCCCGAGCAGACGATGCGGAAAAGCGGGGCGTCCCCATGACTGAAGAAAACATGAAAAAGCTCGGTTACGTGCGGGACGAAGGCGGCGCGTGGGAGCTGCCGATCCCAGTCAGGACTTTGCGCCTGCTGGCGGAAGCATTAGACACAAGAGAAGGCTCGCCCGAAGAGCGCCAGGCTTTCTCGCGCTATTTGCAGGCTGTGCATGACGCACATGTGGGCACGGAGATTGAATGAGCATATTTACCGGGACCCACTGCCGCTGGTGCGCGAAGCACAACTGGGAAGGGGGAAAGTACCAGCTCGCGGGCTCGTGGTTCTGCTCCAAGGAATGCCAGGACGAGTGGGCCGAGGGGCAAAAATGACCTGGCTCCCATTCGCGCTGTTCACAGCCGGGCTCCTGGGCGTTGTGCTGATCCAAAACTTTTTATCAAGGGAAGCCTAAGTTTTAAGCCCATGCAGCCGATCCCAGGTTTCGAAGAAGAAAGCGATTCCGGGGATGCCTGGCCCGGGCCGGACATAGACATCAGGAGGCAAGCCCCTCAATATTCGAATGCTTTGCCGAGCGCGTTCCTGATTTCCTCCACGCGCAATGGCCGTTTCTCCCGGAAAGCTGTGGCTGCCGCCACCGCAAGCTCAACCCAAAAAACTCCGGTCTGGCTGTCTGTAAAAATCTTGGTCCCGCACTTGTTGCATTTCATTTGATTGCACCTCTATATAAAGAGGCGCGTATTTTATTTTTTTGCCAAGAAGGCTTAACGCTGGTCGTACTCGTAGCTCCGCCGCTCCTGCATGGCGAGGTCCAGCAAAGCAGGGCTCGTGCTTTTCCTGAGCAATTCTTCGCATCCCATGCGTTCATAAGCTGCGGCGTCATACGACTGGCAGTAGATGATTATCTCGCACGAGTCTTTCAGCCCCGCATTACCGATATGCCCGCAGTCCCGCATCAGAAGATCGCGGTTTTCTTCCGGCACAAAAAGCTTGCCATCCACCACTGAGTAGAGTTTTGCTTCCCGGAAGCTGGGTGCATGGGTGTAGTTGCCCCAGGAGAATACGGGTGAACAGGCAAGCAGCAGGCTGGCGATGCACCCGACGAAAAATACAACTGCAAAGGTCCCCCATGACCTCTTCTCGCTACCTGCGATGATGAAAGCAACCACGACCGGCGCAAGCAAGAGGAACAAAATTTTGTACAAGAACCACATGTCGTCCGATGCGATGGGGCCGCCATAGATCGCGGCATGGATGGTGCCATAAATGAGAAGAAGCAGGAGGACAGCGAGAAAAATGGCTGTTTTCAAGTAAAACACTACTGTGTTGATCACCCAGCTAAAAAGCTTGCCCATTGTCGGCTGCCCTCCTGGCGGAAGGATACCCAGCGGGCGGCGGATTTAGAGGCCCATTTTGCGGCTTTTTTATTTATTTGTTTCCACGAATCGACGGCTCTTGTGCCAACTTCTTGCGCAGCACGTCCAACGCCCCATCGGGCTTGAGCATTGAGTCGGGTAGACCCAATACCTCACGAGCGAAGCGTTCATCCAGTTCCTTGCGGGTGGCATCCTTGTCGATTTCGTGAATTGGCAGCAGTTGCTTGTGGCACATCTCGTCGAATATCTTCACTGCGGCTTCAAGCTTCGGTGGTGCCAAAGCCGGAACGTCCAACACAGGCAACGTTTGCAGGGTAGATTTGGAAAGGTTGCCTCTTCCAGACTGTTGCTTATTGGAGTGCCACCAGCGCAACAACAATCCAAGTGACGTGTTAGCCCACACAACCAACGCTTTCTCTTGCTGATCGGAAGACGCCTGTATTGCCCTCCACGCCCGACCGCCTATCGTTCGCCGTGGAGTGAACTGCATCGCAGTAGACTGGCTATTGAAACGAAAATCGAGGTTGCAGTGACATTTTGAGGCGGTGGCCCAAATACTGGCGGTCTTCTCATCGATTGACTCTTGTTGTTCGATAGTTGCTCCCTTAAGTGGAAGACCCTCAGAATCGCCATCAAAGCACATCGCCTGTTCTCGCTTTGCGTCATGTGCCCAAAGCACCGGGTATGTTGGCACTTCGTTTTCCTTTACATCTCGAATCTCAAATGGCCCTCTAATACCCTCCGAGGAGGTGCCATTTATATCCCGATGGTGTGGGCCTATTTTGCCCACTACCTCCACAGTGGTTATCGGAATGTTGATGGCTTGAGCTTTGTCCATCCCCGGCAGCCATACCCGCTGCTTATCTGCTAACTGGTATGCTGCTTGTGCCAAGGACAGGTCGGCGATACGTGCCAAATTCCAACCCCCGGAGTCCGGTAAGGGCGCATTCATTGCTTGGCCGATGACCTCGTCTCCGACGTACAGGTGCGTCCCACCGACAGGGCCATCTTCCAGAGCACGCATACCTTTTCCAGCGATAAGGCGGTGGATTTGTTCCGCCGCACTCAATCCCAGCAGTGGATAAGAAGGGCGTTCCTTCAGAACCACAAACGTTGCACGTTTGTTCTCCTGCTTGTACTTGCGCCCCACCACAAGGCATTCAGCCATGCCAGTGTCGGCGGAAAATGAAGAATCGATGTCGGTGGTTCCGGCAATTGAAACGAGGATTAGGTCACAATAATTTTTCGTTAGCAGGGTGCGTGAGTCTTCCCACGATTCACCCATCATTAAGCTCAGAGGCATTACTAAAGCCAGCCGACCGCCATCCTTTATTTTCCGGTCAGCAAGAACCAAAAAGATTGAAGCTTCACCAGCATTGCCGTGTGCGCTCGTTCCAGCGGTTAGTTGCTTGGTGGCTTCCGCCATCTTCTTCTGCTCTTCTTTTGTATTGGCGAACGCCGCAAACATCGGATTCGGTACGTTGTTATGCTTGCTGCTCCCGTGGTCCGTTGAGCGGGTGAACGG